TCTACGACATCAAGATTAGCTGTACCATTAACATCTATGCTACCTTCAAGATCAATATCGCCATTAACAATTAAATCATCTGTAACAGTTAAATCGTCTTGAACCTTGAGATCCACAACACTCAAAGAAGCAAAAGCATCAACCATTGCCGCGCCAGAACCACCACCATCAGAATAAATAACTTTAGTATCACCCGGTGGAATTGTAATATTGGCTCCAGAACCTGAAGATATAATGATGTTTTGAGAACCAGAGGTTCCGTTTTCAATAAACCATAACTTGCTGACCGTGTTTGGCCCAATTGTGATTGTACAAGCAGAGTCCAAAGTTCCTGTGTATTTCAAAAACATTGACCTACCAGGATCAGTTGACCCATCCGCGATCGTAGTAGTATGTGTGTCAGCGTTTGTTGTTATGGCCTCTGTGCCAAAAGAAAACGCTTCCGCAATTAATTCAAGATTAGTATTTGTAATATCGCCCCAGTCACCAGCTTCATCCCCAGTAGTTATCTCAGTGAGTCTAAGGTCATTTACATACGTGGCCATACTACTTTCCTATTTCATTTTTGTTTTGCTTAAAGCAGAACCTGTTATATACGCTGCTACTATACCCGTATTTGCAATTAAAAACGTCGATAATACTGGCGATACAGTTTCCATTCTACCTAAAGAAACTACAGGAAGCAACAATAAAGCCACACCCACAATAGAAACAGCCATAGACACTATAGCCATCATTCTTTGTGTATCAGCTTGTTTGTCCTCGTTCTCAAGCCTAATCCAAGTAGCGTGGCGGTCCATTTCTTCATCTGTAACAACGCCATCTCCGTCAGCATCTGCTACGGCGTACTTGCTCTTTTTTTGAAGCTTCTTTGTCATTTTGACATCCCCGCTAGTGGATTTTCTAAGGCTTTTCGTATCTTATCGTCTAAGTCTTTCTTTAAATTTTCTATCAGCTCTCTGTTTTCTTTTGCTAGAGCATCCATCATAGCTTGCGTTTCCGCTAACTTCTTGTCGAGTCTGTCCACTACTCTATCCCTTCGCTCCTCTGAACTAGAAATAAGACCTCGTATAATCGTTACATTATCAGAACTGGTTTTGTTGACATCTTCTACAGACTGCCTGTTCCTCGCTTCTTGCTTGTCCAGTACAGCGGTTTGTTTGTCCAAGTTGGCATTAAGTTTATCGGCGGTCACTTCAATGTGGTTGTTTAATTCAGCCACGTCTTGGTTTAAGTCCATACGAAGATCATGCAAGTCTGTTTGTAGAGTAGCGGCAATGGCTTTCACACTGTTAATTTGTTCTCGAATAACCGCTGAAGTAGCCTCGTCCACCTCTTTTAACAATTCAAATTCTTTTTCAACTATTTTAAGTTCGGAATCTGTCTTGCTAATATGGGATTCTATCCACCCCATATCGGGGCTAACATATTCTTCTACGGCCTGTTGTAAATCTTCATAATCTTTATAAAATTCAAAAACCGCCCAAGATCCACCAGCCAAGGTTCCCATCAAAGGTAAGATCCAAATGAGTTTACCAAGGAAACCTTTACCAGATACCTTTACGCCACCATACTCTACTTCAGCCATAACTAACTCTTTCGTTTTTTAGGAAAACCCGCTTTCATATTAGCATATGCTTTTGGAGAAATTGTGCTTTTCTTTTTAGAACGAGATTTTCCCGCTTTTTTTCTTGCATTTATATTAGCATATAATCCTGGTCTTTTAGCTGTCATTTTATTTCCTACTCATATTGAAGTTCAATTAAACTATTCATTTTTTGGCTAGACCCAACTACCATCAGGTACGCTGCTATATTATTATCAGATAATTTACCATCTGGCACTACTATATCAGAGAAAAAACCCGGTGTATCCCGTAATTGTTGTTGATTTTCAAAAAAAGATTTTGAAGATCCTATTACGTTCATAACAATAAGGGTCTTTAATTGGTTGGTAGAATCATATCTTCCTTTGTCCCCCATCTTCTTTACTATCTTAGATCCAGCTTTCTGTTTGTCAGCCTTCTTTTGTTTTTCGGTCTTAACTTTCTTTTTCTTTGCAACTTTTATTTCTTTCTTAGGCTCTTCCTTGACCTCTTCTTTAGGCTCTTCTTTTACTTCTTCAACGGGTTCAGGCTCTGGCTCTGGCTCTGGATCAGTTTGCGGTTCAGGTTCAGGTTCGGGTTCAGGAGTAACTTCAACGGGTTCAGGTTCGGGTTCCGCAGAAGCAACTTCTATCTTTTCAACAGGTACCTCTACTTCAATGTCCATTTCCGTTTCAACATCTGCCACGGTAACAGGAACTTCCATCTCCATGTTAGGCATGTCAAAGTCCATCTCCATGTCAGGCATGTCAAAGTCTATCTCAAAATCTATTTCTATTTCTAACTCCAACTCTACTGACTCATATGACGTTTCATCTGTACCGCCATCGTCAATAGGTTCTAAATCAAAACCGCCATCGGGTTGCTCTACAGGCATGTTGTTGTCAAAAATATCTTCTACTATATCCAACTCTTCTTGAGTGGCATCTCCGTTTGTATAAACATATTGCTCAACGGTAGTGATTGATTGCATTACGATCCGAGACACAACATTATAAAGTACGTTAATTGTTACATCATCAAAAACTGGACCGATAGCAAGATTAATATCCCTACCACCTACTTCCACAATAAGAGTAGTAAGCCCATCAGAAAAATCAAAACCACCTGTGTACTGTGCATATCCACTGTCAACTCCTGCCGCTGATAATACATCCGTACCCGCAAACTTAACGGTAGAACCGTCTTTGCCTGTGATATGCATATATATACTATCGCTAGAATCTTGCTTATCCACTTTTATACTATACGTTGTTTTACCACCTTTTTCTATATTTAGATTTTGAACATCGATTGTTTGTATGAAAGTGGTTCCCATTCCAGAGACACCCATCGTAGAAGTACTGTTACCAGATCCTGTTATCTGAGCACATTTATCTGTGCCTAAATCACCACAGGTAGATCCTGTTGACATCGAAGCAGGGCCCTGGCCTCCCCAATCATAGTCCATATCACCCTGTTTCGTAGATGGTACATAAGTAGAGTCAGAAGATAGTATGTCACCTGAATCTTCATTCGTTACTGTGTCTACAGTCGTGGTTACAGTAGTCACGGTTGTCGTCAGTGTTCCTTGTCCATCGTTGTGAGATGTTTCTTCAACAGTCTCTACAATTGTTGTAAACACATCTGGATCACAAAGGCCTACAGTTCCTGTCGGGCATACCTCGTCTGCCTTAGATAAGGAGCAGCATAAGGAGAGCACCAAGAGGCTTAAACCACATATGCTTCGTACCTTCATTATCTAATGGCCTTTTCGTTGGTTCTTTTTTCTTTTCTACTTTAACAGGTTTTACTTCTTCTTTAGAGGTGTTCTGTTCTATGACAACAGCTTTTATGTCAGAGTCCTCTGGTATTAATTCTGGATTCTTTTCCCACGCAGCTTTTGCTTCATCACCAATCTTACCCATGAATGGACACGGAGTCCCAGCCATCCACATACTTGTAAACACGTTTCCATCTCCACATAAATGTGATACTGCGGCTACCTTCATACCCATTCCAAAAAGACTACGGCTTAATTTAATTCTCTGACACACCTCATCTGTAATAGTTATACCTGTAGAAATACCTAAGACTTGAGTCTGCACGGATGCGGCGGCGGCAGATTTACAAACATCACTGTTGTTTACCACCACGCTTGGAGCACTGGCAGTCGGTACAGATTTATCCGTTACTACAGTTGATGAAACCGTGTTAGAATCCGCAGCATGAACTTTTAAATACTCTGTTGACCACAAAGCAAGAAGAGATATCAACCCCATGTAGATCATTAAGAAATAGAAAATTTTTCTAAATATCATCTCTATCTTCCTCTGTTCCTAGCCTCCATAGCGTCTCTTTGCACTTGGATGCGCTCTCTATTAACTTCGTTTCTATCATCCGCAATTTCTTCTTGAACTTCAAGACGAGCCGCATCTGTAGCAGAGCGTTGTTCCATCTTAGCTGCTTCCATAAGTAATCGAGCGTTGTCTACTTCGTTGTCTTTCTCAATGTCATCTCGTTTCAGTTGCAACTCTTGCATTCTAATTTGAACTAACGGATCTGCCATTGGATCATTCGGCGGCGGTATCAACTGTGCTACAATCTCTTCCATCATCTTAGCGGATATTTCTGCAACGTAATTAGCTAACGCCGATGGGTTTTGAAGACCAGCTTGTATGTCAGCAATCTCTTGTTGTGCTTGTTCTGGACTGATGCCTCCTGATTGAGCCAGTAACTGTACCTGTTGCATAATGTCCTGTGCCTCTTGAACCGCTTGATTTGTAGCTTTGAAATTCAAATGTTCTTGAAGATGTGCATAAAAAGTTCCCATCACTTGTGGTGACGTTTGAACAAGAGGTGTTTTCATAAAAATCATATGAGCCATGATATGTGCATCATGGTTCTGATCTGGAAAAGCTTGAAGCAATTGTCCTGATAATGCTCTTGCGTTTTCAATAGCTGGATCCATAGGTTGCGGTTCTGGTATGGGAGGTAGAATCTCATCTATGTTCTGAACTTCTAACGCCTGGTACATACGTTGATACGATGTGTACAGGTTATGCATCTCTGGATTAGATTGCGCTAATTGCAACTGACTTTGAGCAAGTGACACACGTTGTGCCATAGAGAAGATGTTTGGATCAGATACTGGTAGTATATCTACACGCCCGTCAAAATCCTGTTGTTTAATCTCGGGACTCGCACCCGCAACTTGGTACGGATAAAACGGCGGTAGGTTTTCCGCAATAATCCGAGCGAGTATTCTAAACTCGTTTTTCTGAGCGTAGTGCAATCTCTTATGTATTGCTGACATCACCTTCATGCCGCGTTCCAGCATAGCAACTGTTGTGCCTACTGGTGTTTCTTGGTTCATGTTGTTGACCTGTTCATCAGCAACAGAGATAAATCTCCGTCCACCTTCGATCAGTGCAGCAAGCAACTGAGCCAAAGTCCCAGATGGTTCTTTATAAGGAAGAGGCGTAATCGCACTCCTTATATCCCCACCAGGTACATCTATATCCCGCCATTCACCCGGTTGTAATGGGTCATCCGAATTACGCACCCTTACACCTCTGGCCTTGAATCCCGCTGGTAAGTTAGCCAGCGTTCCCGCATCAATTAGTTGACGCAGGATGCTTGTAGCAGCCCGTCCAAGACCCCCAATCATGTGAGTTAAACCAAAACCGTAGAAGCCTAACCCAGGCATGAACTTATAATGCACAAAATATTGAATAGCTTGTTTTAGCGGATCTGATTCCGCAAAATTTCTTCGTATAGATAATACATCTCCACTGCTCTTATCTATTGTTACGATGTAAGGTATTTTAATTCCTGTTAATTCACCTTGTTCATCTTTATCTTCAAAACCCTCTATGTCCATCACAGAGTGTATTTCTAGTATGTTTCTAATTTCATCTTTATATGTTCTGGATATTCCCTGAAGCTCATCTACTTTCTGTACCACGGAATCATCTTCGGCATCTCCCGCATCTCCGAGTTCCATATCTCTATACATACCACTGACCTGAAGTTTTCGGACCTCATTGTCTGTCATCTTTAAAACATGTGTAATTCTAGGTGATGTGACTAAATCAGTCGCTGTATACGGAACCACCACATCTTGAGCGGCTACAAATTTAGATACTGGACGACCTTTGGCTTCATCATAATAAACTTTTTTAAACGTAGAACCAGATAGAGGTAAGTAAAACAACATCTGATCCATGTCAGGATCAAACTCTTCCATCTTCTCAAGAAGCAGATAGTTCATAAAGTTCTTGACACGCGCCGCTTGACTCTCAGTCTCTTGATTCGACAACCCAAGAACTTTTGTCTTAACAGGACCACCCGAAGGCAACAGTTCTTTATATGCTTGTGATTGGAATTGAGTTACAGACTCAGCAATCAACGGATGTGTTACACCAGACGCTCCTTCAAATGGAACTGAACGCTCCGTACTTTGTACACCCAGAAGATCTAAACCTTTAGTATATGTTTCTTCCCACTCGTCCCTTGATTCAAGATCATCCTCAAAAGATCCTCTTAAATCATTTGATATATCTTTTAACACCTCTTCGTCTAAATACTCAGCTAGGTTTGAGTCATGTTCGATCATCTCGTCAATGTCCATGCCAGTCGCTTCTGCAATCGCTTGAACAATCGCCCCGCCTTCAGCGTCAGGAATAATTTCTGCGCCACCCTCAAAGTTTTGAGGTTCCATTATCTCAACTTCTTGTGCAAGAGCTCCTGCTTCAGGTCCGCCTTGCATAAGGCCAGAATCTACAATTGATCCCATTGGTCGTGGTGGTCGTGCCATTAATAGTACTCCCTTTTCTGAGGGTAATAATCTTCTTCTAAGTCTTCCCCGTCAAGAGAAACAAATCCTCCTTGACGAAATCTCATTATTGCTAACGTCATACTATCACAAAAGTCATCATGATCGCCATTAGGAAATGAAGCTACTTCTTCAATTACTTCATCTGTAAACTTTTTATCTGTTGGTGCCCATACTACACCAGCTTCAAACATTGGTGCAACCATATGCATACGAGTTACCTTATCATTGCCTTTACCAGGAGCAAAACCCAAAGCTGGAATGCCTCGAAGTCGTAGCTCTTGTATCAAAGGAGTACCTGTAGCTTTTGCTTCTATCAATACCATGTCTGGTTCCCAATACTCATGTTCGTCAAACGCTACTTCCTTTAGTTCTGGAAAATTCCAACGTCCTCGTTGGGCATCCAGTAATATTATATTGTCAGGTCCGCCTTCTTCTGGGTTGAATATACCCCAAGTTGTGATCGCTGAATAGTCCGCAGTTTCTTTTTTTGAGAATGCCGTGTCATATGCTTGTAAAATATACTTTAATGGCGGTACTGTTTCCTTCTCCCAAGGCTGCCACCACTCTCTTTTGACGATTGCACCCTCTGAAGTAGTCGGTTGTTGTTGCCACTGAGCAGACCACTTAGCTACAGGAAGAGAAGCTTTTATGGACAATAATGCGTCTTTTTCCCAAAATTCAGGCCATAATGCCTTATCTGAGGGTAAAATAGCAGGAAATTCCACGACTTCCCACTGATCTGACATCACATCTGACCCCTGTGCTGCCAATAATCTACCCGTTAAGTCCTTCTTTCCCCACCTTGTCATAACTATTATGATGGATCCACCAGGTTGAAGACGCTGTCGAGGTCCAGAAGTGTACCATTCATACGCATGATCAAAGGCCGTCTCGCTTAAAGCGTCTTGTTCCGAGTGTGGATCGTCAATAACAAACAAATCCGCACCACGACCCGTGACCGCAGCACCTACACCCGCCGCAAAGTACTCCCCACCAGCACTTGTTTGCCATTTTCCTGCACCTTTATTGTCTTCTTTTAGGTGTGTATCTGGAAAAACGTCCTTATATTGCGGATCATCTATCAAATCCCGCACTTTTCTACCAAAACGCACCGCTAGTTCCGTATTATGGGTAGCTTGAATGATTTTTAGCTTGGGATTACGCCCCAAAAACCATGCTGGCATAAGATATGACGCAAATTCCGACTTAGAATGACGTGGTGGCATGTTAATGATAAGCCTTTTTAGCTTACCTTCCGCCACTTGTTCTAGCTTTTCGGCAATAATCCTGTGATGTCGGCCTTCAATGAAGTTTTCGTACACATGATGTGCAAAAGGCATGAACTTTTCTTGCGCCTCGTCTCTAAGATCAAGACGTTTCTTTGCTTCTGTGAGAGATAAGATCTCTTTTAGTGCCTCTTCGGGAAGAGCCTGTAAGTTCATTAGACAATAGTTGGGTAATTTTGAAGCTGAAGGATATCAGCTAAACCACCACCGCTACTCCCTGGTTGTAATCTATACGGAGCTATATTTGAAACTGCTTGTGGTGTATACGGAGAGTCACTAATCGTTGGACGTGTTACTGGAGGAGCCGTAATGACTTCACCTTCATCCATAACTTCTTCGTCCTCTGTTATAGGAACACAAACTGTTTCTCCACTTTCTAAAATCATAGGCTCATAACCGGGAGGACATTGAACTGGGCCACCGCCATCTCCTCCAACACCAACATTGGCTCCTGATGGGTCAAGTGTTTCACTTAAATCAAGCATCTCAGAACCATCGTTGTACATGTTGTCGTCTAAACCATCTGGTGCCATCGCATCTCGGATTCTAGAATCTCTATTTACAAAAGGTCCTTCTTGTTCTAACGGCATGTTGTTCTCAAAACCTGTTGCAGCACCTAACTTAGCAAGTCTCTTCGCTCTTGCAGTATCCGCGAGTCTTTCTAATTCGTTAAACTCTTGTCCACCGTAAGAGGACACTGTTTTTTCAGGAACAGGGAACGATGGTCTTTCTCTATCTAAGAACGGGAACTCTTGTCCACCGTAAGGGGACACTGTTTTTTCAGGAGGGGGAGTGTCTAAATCCTGATACAGGCTAAGATTAGAATCATTTAATCCGCTATAATCCCTGAAATCAGTAACGTCACTATCTCTACCAAAATTCTCGTCTTGAAAAGCAAAGGTTGGACGATCCGTTATCATATCAGCATTAGGACTAACTGAAATGTCTGTTGGTATGAATGATATAGGTGCTATTGGAGATGCAGGAAACTGACCCATAGCTTCTTCCATACCAAATGGAGGAGCAAAAGTATACGCCCCTGGATCCGTGTAAGGTATCCTAGCTACGTTAGCATCTGCGCTTGCCGCGCTATCCAACATGTCTTGAACATCTCTTTCGGCAAAATCTAAGGGAATACCTGTATCTTCTCTACCAGGTCCTTGTCCCATAAAAATTGTGCTGTTTCCAAAGGCATCATAAACGGGCATCTCACCCGTATTAGATAAGGGCTTTTTTGCGGGAAGGGTTCCTATTCCTAAAGGCTTACTTATTCTATTACCGCCATCAAAAGGAACTGGCGAACCACTCGCATCAAACTGAACAGGAGGAGGCGTAAAGTTAGGACCTTGTTGACTCATTCTCGTAGGATCGATGTTCATATTAGTGAAAGGATTAATAGCCGAGCCAGAGAATGGACCAGCTACCTTTACTCCACGATTATCATATAGTCCTGCTTGTCTATCCTGTTGGCTTTTATCAAAACCACTCATAAGAGCATTCGTTATCCCACTACTTGTCACTTCATCAGAAAGATTTGACGATTTATCTCCAAGAGCACCTAAACCTTTGGTTACAGCACCCATCGTTCCACCCTGACCGATAAAGTCCGTAGCACCTCTCGCTGCTCGGCCCAAAAGACTTGGACTTGTGTCATCAAACCCGATGCTCTCATCAGTCTCGTAGAACCCTGTATCCATGTTGAACGTCCTGTTGGGATCACCTGGAAAAAGAGAAGTCGGATTATATACTTGTTGACTGCTCATACCAGTAACCGTGCCCGTAGGATTATATGTAACTAGATCTATTAAAGAGTCTTGTATTCTAGGATCTAAAGTTCCTTGACTCATAGCCTCCGCGTTGGAACCATATCTCCTGTCCCTACTACCACCTTCAGCCGACTGAGCCAAGTAAGAAGGAGAATTTACACCACTTAAATCTGCACTACCCCAAAAGTTGCCTTTTTGATTTATACCACCAACAGTACCGCGATTGCCTTGCTCGTCATATCGGACAAAATTTTGACCTTCTAATGAAAGACCTTGATTTCCTAACTGTCTCTCAAGAATATCTCTATTAGACTGTCCTCCAGAACCAGGAGCCTCGGAATTTAAATATGCGTTCGCCGCAAGCTTTCCAGAATCCCTGTCTCTAAAATAATCTCTAGCATCTTTAGCCGTCTTGGTTTTGTCCGCAGAAAAAGCTCTTCTTATCTCTACGTCTTCTGCACTAGAGCCGCCGCCTTGATTGCCTGCACCCATCTTAAATGCTCCTATTCGTCCATTGTTTCTTGAACCCTGTCCTATGAGCAAACGCCATAGGTTTATCAGGATGCTTCTTCGATAAATACTTACGCATGTCCCTCACAATATGAAAAACATCCGCCGATCCGTAAGGTATAATTAAATCTACTACATACAATAGATCACCCTCGTTCCTCTTAAATACTTCAACACCGTCAAACTCTAATGTATCAAACTCTTGCTCAGTAAACCATGCCCACGTTACAAAACCAATACATTTCTCTTTCCTATAATATACTCTTATTCTCTTGTTGTCTATCGCTGGCACCAATCGCCAACCGATTGTCTCACTTTTGTAGCTCCTATATGGCTCAACCGTTGTCCATAAATCTAATGCGTCCCCCAATATATCCTTCATCTAAGTGCTGAAACAATCCCCCCACCTCTATAATAAAACCCTGGAAGGTTCTTAAAGTTTTCCAACATCAGTGCATCTGGTGATTTAAGGGTACTCCTATCCCTCGTTATATAATTATCCCCAATGAAACGTGACGTACTGGTTTTGTTTGTTAACGATTTCGGATCAATAATATTCTCTATAACCAACGAGTTTGGATTAAATCGGTTCTCTCCCCGCGCAGTCCTGTTTATCGCTGCAATCACCTCGTCCGTAGATTGCATCCAATCCGTCCCCGTGTAATCCTCTAACCGTTCTGGAAACCCACCCTTGTATCGCACACTAGCATCACCAGGGATCTTGTTCCATGTTTGACCTCGAGCGTCTACAACAACGCCACCTTTATAAGGCTCTCTCATAAAAAGATACTCGTTAGGTTTTTTTCCGTCAGCATAGGTTCTCGCAACATTAGGATTAGTAGATGTAAACTGTCCCCCTCTACCTTCTAACCGTGGATCTGCACCCTTTCTTCCAGAGTAAACTGTCTTAGGGTCACCCCCTAAAATATTTCTTGCACGTTCACGAACACCCGCCCTACTCATATCAAGGTTCAAGTCTCTTGCTATCTGTTGCCTAATCTTCAACTCTTGAGGTAAATCCCTGTGACGAAAATCATATACATAATCAGGACCAAATGCACTCGTATCGAGATCCTCCCTCTTAATCCCCTTCATAACCTGTACATCCTTAGCCTTAACATTTGGACCAAGGTCCAAGATCCTTCGCGACTCCTTTTGTGCATCCGTTAACGTCTTAACCCGTGGCGCGAACAAAGAACCAAGTCCCCCGCTACTCGTGCCTGATGGGTTAACATTAGGTTTATATAGGTTCGGAAAATTCAACACTACCCGTGGACCCGTTCCATACCCAATAGACGATTCAAGGATCTCCATTCCTGTTTCACCCACGTTTTGCCGAGTCTTCTCACTTGTAAACGGTAAGAACATATCTGAAAGTGCTCCCACACCTGTCATCACAGCACCAGGAAGAGCCTTAAACGCAGTCGTTCCAACATTAACAGGATAATTAACAATGTTACGAAGTAAACTTGATGGATTATCTGGATTATAATCTATAACAGGATTGTCTCTAACAACATTTCCTATGCTCCTTAACCCTTGTCGCGTAAGAGGATTAACAGGAGAACCCAACCCAGAATAAAACCGATCTATCCTAGCCCTCGGACCACCACCAGTATCTACCGCAACAGCCTCACCCGTCCGATCTAAGTTATCCCGTTCCCCAACATCTGTGTTTCGAGGAGGAGTAAGTGCAGATTGTTTTACAGCTTCAATCGTAAGCGGATCATCACGAAGCATACGCATACTAGCCTGATCAGCCGCTCTAAATCTCTCCCTGTCTTCAGTAGGATTACCGCCACCCTTATCTTCTGTACCCATTATCTAATCTCCAAGCTCAAGTAACAATAACATTAATACAACAACCTTTCAATCGACTCCTCCATATTCTTATCTGTAAAACTCTCCACAGTAATAGCACGATTACCAGGCATACTGTCAAACAATAATAAACGCGGTATGTCTAACGCCACAAACGCATACACATCCGACACAACCTTAGAACGATTCTTAAAATGATACCGAACCTTGGACCGAGGTTCAGGGGTCGGGCGACTTGATGCCTTGACCTGTACCGTTAACATCCGACCAGACTTCGTCTTTACCCATAAATCATGTCCATAAATATCTACATGCGTGGTCCTCGTACCTCGCAACTCGAGGATGTAACCTGTAAAATATTCTCCTGCCCTCCCGATACTTTCGGAATCTGGCAAGTACTACGTCCTTTCACCCCAATGAACACACTGATAATCAATCGCCTTGTGATCATAAAACTTCTGAGTCACATACGGAAGACCTTTTTTCTGTAAATCAATCAAACATTCTTCTTGAGTAGCAAAATTAGGACCGCCAATAGCAACACAATCATTTTCAACAATGACAGAACACATTAAGATTACACCAGTCCACATTTAATTTCCAGAAGCCTTGCGGTTCTCGCGTCTCAAAGCAGAAATAATCCCTCCCTTTGCAAAACTTCTTGAAAAATCCTCTGCGGCTTTTAACACCTCTAAGTTTCTAAGTTTAGCCGCTTCACGTTCCGACACCGAAGCTCTAAGAACCTCGTTCATTATATCAAAAACCTTTCTGGCTTCTTTTGCGGGAAGTTTTAACTCCTTGCTTGGTGCACCATATGTAAAAGAGACAAGAAGCTGAACTGTTGGGTCATAAAATTCTTTGCCTACTTCTTTTACAACTTTATCTAGTATAGCTACCCGATCATCATCGTCCATATAATAACTTGCAGCATAGTCTATTTTTGCCTCTAAGTCTTCATGTGATAAATCATTTGCAAAAGCTTCGTTTTCTAAGGCAGCTACAATTTTAGAATCCTCATTTATTGCAAACTCACCACGCATAGGGACAATCTCTCCGACCATACGACCAGCAGCTAATCTCTCACGGTCTGAGTCTAAAGGACTAAGACCTTCTTGAAGCCTAATGTTGCTTCTCGCCCGACTATTTACGATTGGAGTGTTAGCATCTAGTATTCGATCTTGCATCTCGTAGTCGCCCTTGTGCAATAACTCATGAAACAAAGCCTGTTCTTGGTCTTTAGCACTTAAATCTGAATTAATTGTTATACTACTTGGAGTTGTTCTACCAAGACCTCCCTTGGGTTTAAAATAGTTGGAACCGCTTGTTTGCATGTTCAAACCTTGTGCGGGATCTGTATACCGCATTCCAGTCGGAGATCCATCTACATTAACTACGGTTCCTAAAGTACTCGGAAAAAACTCGCCATCATCCAACGTAGGTTTAAAATTAATATACTGACTCATAGGCCTCGTATCTCGTAACCCAGCTTGCATCTTATCATTGAAATTAGACCTTCGTAAAAAATCAAAACCCATCTCCGTGTCACCAAACAGCTCACTAATGCCCTGATTGTACGTTTTTTTATTTGAAAGAAATGGTTGAGATTCCATTTTGGTTCTTAGTGACATCTTCTGTAGATCAGACGCTCTTCGTATCTCATCCTTTCGTCTTTCTGCATCAGAGTTTTGAAACGGAAAGGGGTCGCCACCCTCAAAAATCGGTTCGTACAATCCTTTTCGCAAACCCGCAAAACGCCCACTCGTTCTCACATCTGTACTTAAAGGTTCAGCCTCATTCTCCAAAACAATATTTGTCGGAGGAGTTGACCGCCTGCGGTTGTAAGCCTTCATACTTTGTTTTTCTGCTTCTCTGAATCTGTCCCGTGCACTCATCGTTCTCGCTCCAAGGTCCGTGGTTCACGATACAATAACACCGATCCTCGAAACTTTCAATCAACTCTTAAAAAAAGACGCATTGCAAAATCTAGGAGGAGTTGACCCTGCAATGCGTCAATAGGCTCTGGGCAATCTGGGAGGGAGAAGCCCGGCCTAAGACATAATAACTTTAGGAATGAAAAAAGGTCAAATGAAAATATACCCACGATTTTTTAGCTAGGGTATTCTTTTGCAAAAAAGGGAAACGGAAAAAGACCCGAATAATTTTATGTAGCATTGAATTTATAAAACTTGTACTCCTCGCTAATCGCTCGTCGCCGCGCCCCGTCAAGGGGGGTGTGCGTTTTTGTCGCGCACTCGGATCTTGGCATGGATTAGGCCAAGTTACCCCTAGATATATTAAATATATATATAATTAATTGTAGTTTATGGGTTGACTCTCTGGGGTATCTGGATTAGTATCGTAGATACTAACCATAGAAAGGGTTTAACATGACTATTTTAACAAATCATAAGATCACTACCTACCTACTCAAAGCAACTAGGAATGACGACCTAGTAGCTAGACACGCGACTATAGTAGAGGTCAAGAAGTTTATAGCTGACCTTGAGAAAGATAGCCGAGCCGAGTTACTACACTATGACCTAGCCGAGATGGTAACCGAAACATATACACCCATGCCAACCAAGGCGGTACTTGAGGCCAAGTTCGGTAAAGCTTTCCTTAAACTATTTAAGAGCAAGACCAAGAAAGTATTTAGGATAAAGAAAGACTGGAAATAAGATATGGATGAACATGATTACATGGCGGCACTAGGTGCCGTCTTAGTCTTCGTAATATTCCTATGCATTCTAAGCATAGGGTTCGGTCTATCGACTGGACTAGATCAATAAAGAGGAGCGGCTTCGGCCGCTCTTTTCTTTTCCCAGGTGATCAAAACACATAGAAAAAAGAAAGGCGCAAGGCGCAAGGCAACGCGCAAAGATCATATA